GATATTTATCATATTATTTTTTTTGTGAAGAGCAATTAGAGGTAAGCATAACTCCACCATATATGCATCAAACCAATCAGCCAGAATATGGGTTTATATCTTCAGTAAAATGGGATATTTCTTCATGGTTTAGAGGGTTTATACTAATTTATCAATTATGGGAGGGCAAAAATAAAGTTTATTTTTATGAAAATGAGCCATTAGCGTATTTACATTTTCATACAGATAGAAGAATCATATTTAAAGAATTTTCTTTAAATGAAGAAATTTTAAATATTGCAAATGCTTGTGGAAAACACAAATTTATAATGAATTTTGAACCAATGGCTAAATTATACAAAAGATTTAATCAAACAAGCATAAAAAAAAGACTAACTAAAGCAATTAAAGATAATATTATTTAATGGTATAATCAATTATTATGTGCGCTCCTATAATAGAAAAATTTGGTGCTACACCAGCCAACATTCAATGGACAGTAGTCCGTGGAGACACAGCAACACTACTTGTAGAATTCCTAGAAGATGATGAAGTCACAGGGTTTGATACAAGCGATTGGACATATACGGCAACGGCATATGATCCAGTTGGAGATCTTCTAGACGACCTAGCCGTAGAAGTAGACGGACACACAGCAACAATTACAGCGCCAGCATCAGTTACTTCAAACTGGGGCACAGCCTACAAGCAAGTTGCTGCAGAGTTAAAATTTGATCTACAGGTAACTATAGAAGGTGGAAGTGGAGCAGATGCAGATATGGTCTGGACTCCAGTACTTGGAACCATCTGCGTCCTTAGTGATATAACTCCAGGGCTATAATGACAGTTATTAAGGTTTCAACACCAACACCGCTTATACCACCAGTTATTAAAATTGGTAAAAAAATATTTAAAACAAAAATAAAGTAGTTTAAGGTTAGTCATGGCTAAAAGCATGGACTTTCCTAAAAAGAAAAAATATTCAGAAACTGTTCAAGAAGAAAAATCAGTAGTAGAGTATGTATCCGTTCCTGGAATGCAAGGGGAAAAAGGAGATATAGGACCACAAGGACCACAGGGAGAACGTGGTTTAAAAGGCGACAAAGGCGATCCTGGTAAACAAGGACCAGAAGGGCCTAAAGGAGAGCGTGGAGAGCCAGGGAAAGGCTCAGAAGGCTATGACAGCGCATCTGGACAGTATCCAGGATGGGCATATTATAAAAATAAAAATGACAATAAAACAAAAATTGGTCCAGAAAGAGGTGATGATGGATGGGTGTCAATATTTTTAGATGTAGACCAAGAACAAAGCATTGAGAAGTATCTTCCAAAGAAGTCTGTACCATTATTAAATCAAGTTGCAAAAAGAATTAACTTTAAAGCATTTCAAGAAGGCGCAATAGTTAATATTAGGTATGACCTAGAAATAGAGACTTATAATAATAATACAGAATTATGGATTAGAACATTTTCAATAGATGATGAAAACTCAGTTACTGGATATCTTGGAAACTTAAAATATCAATATTCGTACGACCTTTCTTTTTATCAAACCATATTTATAAAAGATAGACCTACTAGGATTTTTGGCGGTATACCACAAATCAGATCAGACAATGAAGGTACTGTTATACTTAAAGGTATATATATATCAGTTTCTTAATGGTATAATTAAGCAGGAGGACTAATGGCATTTCCAGGCTCATATAATTTTAATTACTATCGTGGTGATACCGCTGAATTTGTGATACGCCCAAAAACAGCAAATGGATCAGCATTTGATTTAACAGGTTTTTCAGCAGATTTTTTTATTGCTAATACAAGAGGGCCAAACCCAACACAATCCTATGAGGCACAGGCGGTAGTTTCTGGAGTTACAGATACAGTAACCTGCACAATTTTGCCAGGAGTTGGAAGAGACCTTGCTGCTGGAACTTATGTATACGATGTACAAATAGATAATGGTCCAACTGAAATTTATACAATTTTAACAGGAACAATTACAGTAACAAACGATATTACTGGAGCAGATGAATCCTAATGGTAGATGTATTATTAAACACTGAAGATGTAGTTGTTTTAGGCCCACCGCAAACTATTGATGTTTTAGTAGATATAGGGCCACAGGGAACTCGTGGAACAAAATTTATTGTAGGTTCTGGTGAGCCAAACCCACAAACATCAAGTGAAGTGCTTCTTGGTCAAACACTTATATTAAACGATATGTATATAAATGTTGCACCAGGAGCAAACTATGGATATCTATATCAATATGTATCTCAGCCAGGTGGAAATACTTGGACACAGGTTTTAAAAATTAGCCCCGCAATATATTCTGCTGTAGAAACAGTTTCTTTTACATCTGGAGCAGGAGCAATAACTATTCCGATATCAAACATAGTAACCGTTAGTGGTTCACCACTTACCGCTTCAAACTTTAGTGTGCAATTTCAGATTGAAGGAGCAAACCCAATTGCTTCATCAATGGAAATTCCTGCTTTAGCAGGGGCTGGAACAAACTTAGTAATAAACTTTGACGCAGTTCAATATAGCGGTGGTAGTTGGTCAGCACTTACTGGAAGTAAGACAGTACACCTATTTATCTCTATAGTTTGATAAAAATGGTATAATCTTAAAAGAGGTGAGACCCAATGGCTGTAGAAAACATAGGAAACTTAGTACCAACTAAAATTCCAGCATTGATTGACGATGCTAATATTCAGGATGCTTTAAAGGCATACCACTACGGCTCATATGATTTTGATACCGCAGAAACCGATACAGCAGAATTATTAAATCCCTCAATTGCTTATACAATAAATGATTTACAAGAGCAAATAGATGACCAAGTTGCGTTAGAGTTAGCAGCAAGAAATATATCTTCAGCACAAAACTCTGCACCTGTTGCAGCAAACTTTACGGCATTTTCTGCAACAATTCCAAATGGATATATTTGGGTAGATAAAGATGCTGCTGCTCCAGTAGGATATATATCCGCAACATCTATTTATACAGCAACACAACCAACAACTGGGTTGGCAAATGGAGTTATTTGGATTAAAAAAGGATCAAGTCCACTAGAGATGTATGTTTATAATTCTGACACTAGTAGTTTTGATCAGGTGGTTTAATGCCAACATCATTTAATTACGACGGTAAACCAGGGTACATATACAATGCAGCAGATGATACCTGGTATGAATTATCTGGAAAAACAGATACGTCTGGAACTTTTGAGTGGGCTGGTCCACACACACACCTTTCAAGTGTAACAATCTTAGATCATCTTATAGGAAAAAAAGGTATAAATAACTACCTTAACCCTTCGGCAAGAGATGCATCAATTACCTCACCAGTTGCTGGATCAATCTGTGTAATCAGACAAGATGGCTCAGGCAATGTTATAAATCAACTTCAATATTATAATGGATCTTCTTGGGTTGCTTTTATTCCAGCACAATCAGGCAATGCTGGAAAAATTTTACAAACAGATGGTATAATAACATCATGGCAAGACCAAGACGGCGGTACAGTAATGTCATTACTTCTAATGGGAGGATAAGAAATGCCAACAGTTTATAAGGTATTAGGACAGGTAAATCCTTCTGCTACCACAGCAACAACATTATACACAGTTCCAGCAACAACTTCTACGGTTGTTTCAACAATCACTATAGCAAACCTTGCTGCAACTAGTGGAACTTTTAGAATAGCAATTAGGCCAGGTGGAGAGTCTTTAGTAAATAAACACTATTTGGCTTATGACGTAACAATTGCTGCTCTTGATACATTAACACTTACACTAGGAATAACCTTAGCAACTACTGACGTAATTACTGTTTATGCATCTTCTGCAAATCAGGTTTTTGCTGCTTACGGAGCGGAGCAATAAAAAGTGACAATCAGAAGCATTAAGAGCGGATCAATAACAAGTTTGGCAGCAGGAAATGCAAGTGTTGCAGTACCAACCGTACCAACTATAGGAACAGCAACAGCAAGTGCTTCTGTTGGAGGCGCGGTAGATGTTACTTTTACTCCAGCAACTTTTGGCTCTCCAGCAACATCATATACAGTAACTTCAAGCCCTGGAAGCCTAACTGCATCTGGCGCTTCAAGTCCACTTCAAGTGGGAAGTTTAACTCCTGGAACAACATATACTTTTACTGTTACAGCAACTAACGCTAATGGAACATCAATTGCATCTTCAGAATCCAATACGGTAGTTCCTATTGCTGTATATACTTTAGTCAATACTTTTAATTCAAGTGGAACATATACAATCCCTAGTGGAAAAACACAAATGGCTGCATATGTATTTGCAGGTGGTGCAGGTGGAGCAGTAGGTAGTAGCGCAGAATCTAACGGAGGACATCCAGGCGGTGGCGGAGGCGGAGGCGGAGGCTTATCCATATTTACAGATTATGCGGTAACTCCAGGTCAAATATATGCAGCAACAGTTGGTTCTGGTGGTGGCCAAGGATCATCAGGTGGAGCATCTAGTATTGCTCTTCAAGGATCCTCAGCCTTGGTAAATGCAAACGGTGGAGTTGGCAACAATGCTTCAGGAGCAAAGGCTCCTGGATCTGGAGCAAATGGAAATATTACTGCTACTAACTATAGTGGCGGACAATCTGGTGCAGGCGCTGCTGGCAGCACTGGTGGTGGCGGTGCTCAAAGCCAAGGTGGCGCTTTTAACACTAACGTAACTGGTTTACAAAATGCACGGGCAGGTGGCGGTGGCGGTGGCGGTGGTGGTGGAAACCCAGCCGTAGGTGCAATACCTGGAGGCGCTGGATCAGCACTTGGCGGTGGAAATGGCGGAAACGGCAATAGTTTTGGAGCAGGTGCAACTGTAACTGGACAGGCAGGCAGTTCTCCTGGCGCTGGCGGTGGCGGAGGCGGTGGCGGTGCAAGAAACTCCACTCAAAATTCTGCATCAGGTGGCGGTAGCGGTGGCACTGGTGGCACTGGACGAGTTCTTGTGTTTGTGAAGTGAGACTATGAGCGAACAAACTTACGACTATGCAGTCTTAGATGAAAATAATATTGTTATTAATAAAATTGTTGCAGAATCTTTAGAGATAGCAGAACTTGTTACTAATAATAAAAAATGTATTAAGTTTAATTGTGAAGAAAAAATAGTAGAGTTTGGTTCTATCTATGATGACTCTACAGATACATTTTCTCTTCCAGAGTAAACTTAATTTTTTATAGTGTATAATAATTTTTATGGGGAATCAAAAAATTATTTTTACAAATGTTTTAGACTTTGAAATAAACTATAAACCAATACCATCTTATACTTCAATTCCAGAATGGTATAAAGAAACATCATCCTATATTAGCGGAGAAAAAATTCCAGATCCAACAGTAGGTGATACAGTATCAACAATAAAAAAATGTATGCCAATTTTTGATGCAATGACTTCTGGATACACAATTCCTACATATGTTGATTTGTATGTTTCAAAAAGAGAAGAAGCACCATATTACATGTGGCCATCTACTGAGCCAATATCTTTTCATTCTATTATACAAGCGGAAAAATATCCAAAAAACAATGGTTTTTCATATCCTAAATGGATAAATCCTTGGTCTATTAAAACTCCTAAAGGATATTCATCTTTATTTATACCACCAATGCATTCAGATAACAATATTTTTTCAATACTTCCTGGTATTGTTGATACAGATGTATACACACATCCAGTTAACTTTCCTTTTATATTAAATGATATAAACTTTGAAGGATTGATTCCTGCTGGAACTCCAATGGCTCAGGTTATACCATTTAAAAGAGATTCTTGGAAAATGAGTTTTGGTGGAGATAAAGAAAAAACTGAATCCATAAATCAGAATAATTATTCTAGATCAAGATTTTTTGATTCTTATAAAACTTTATTTAGACAAAAAAAAGAGTATAAATAAAAAATACCCCCCAAAGCATATAGCCAAGGGGGGATTTTTATTAAATGTTATTACTTACATGGATATTTGTTGTACCACTCGTGATACCTTTTTCCATTCAAGGAACTCCATGAAGACCAATCTGCTCCACCCTTAGTCATGTGAAGAGCAATTTCTGCATTCACTACTGGGTTTAACAACTCAGCGTTTGAATCCAGTTCAAATTTCTCTCTACGATCTGACCCTAGTTCTCCAAGCATATTTATTTGAAATACGCCATAAGAACTATCTCCAGTTTTTACGTTACCGTTGAAAGCCAAGGGACGACCATTAGACTCTGCTTTAGCAATAGCACAAGCAGACCTTAAAGCCTTTCCCTTAAACCCTACAGCCTTTAACATATCAACTAGTTGCCCATCAGTCAAGTTGTGGGCATTTTCATATTTTTCAAGTTTTTTCTCTTTAGAAACCAAAAATGCCACCTTGGGGGTGGCAGAGATTTCTATAGAGTTTTTACTTAGTAAGTTGTTTTCATTTGTTGCATTTGCAGTAGCCGAAAAAACGGTACTACAAATAACCAAAACTAAAACCCCTAACCAAACGTTTGCTTCTCTCATTGTAAAATACCTCCTAGAGAACAAATGCTACCAACAGGTAGCATATATTAATTATAACATGAATTTGGGAGTTGAGTCAACTTTAACCAATAAAATTAAAAATATTTTTAAATATTTAGTTAGTTAGTGGTATAATGATATGATTATGGCAACATTTAGAGATCAAGCGCTTAGTTCTTATTCTGTTGGATCTACCCCGCCAAATGTGGTTTGGACGGTTGTTAGAGGCGACACAGCCGCTTTTAGAGTATACGTAACGGATGACAACAAAGATCCACTAGCAATTGCTGAGTGGGATATTGAAATGGAAATTAAACGTCCTAATACAAAGCCTGGTGATTTTACAGATGATGCAGAGTTAATTACTACTTTATCACCAGCCCCAGCAACTGGCGACGGTAGTGGTGAATTTACAGTTTCATTAACATCAGGACAGTCAACAACATTAGAAACTGGCGATATATTTGATATTGAGTTGAGCGATGAAAGTCGTGTTTGGACGGTAGCCAGAGGAACAATGAACATTATTGAAGATGTAACCAATAGTGAGTCATAATGGCTTCAGTTGTAATAACAAATAGTTCTAGCAATAAAGTAGGATTAGTATCAACAACAGATTACCCAAAAACAAAGGTTCTTTACTCTGCAAGGTTAACCAAGATAAATGAAATTCTTCCATTTAGAATAAAACTTACAAATATTGGAATACCAAGCGCATACTCTAATATCCCTGGAATTGGACTTCAGATCATTGGAATCAATAACTATATTCTTTAACATAATGATATAATAGCGGTATGGCAAAGATATCAACCACCAACGTAAAAGCCCTATTTCAAACAGGCGATAGACCAACTCAGGAAAACTATGTAGACTTAATTGATAGTACTTCTGCTAGGTCTACCGATCTTGGATCAGATGGCAACAATGAGTCAACAATTAATGGAATTGAAAACTCAACGGTTTTTGATAACTTTACCGCAAGTGAATGGCGATCAATGAAATATATGGTTTCCATTAAATATGTAGCAGGTGGTGCGAACAAGTACTTCTCTACAGAACTTAGTATTCTGATTGACGGTACAGATGTTAACGTTACTCAGTATGCAACAATTGACAACGATGGGAATATTGGCACCATCTCTGTTTCAAGGGCTGGAGACATAGTTTCACTAACTGTTGTTCCAGTAGGGGGAATTACACCTATAACTCTACGCTACATGCGTATGGGATTAAAGGCCTAACCAAGGAGATATAAGATGGCAACAGTAACAAAAGATTTTAGAGTAAAAGCGGGGCTAGTAGTTGAAGGATCAACTGCGACCGTTAACTCTCATGATATATTAACAGAAGCATTAGTAGACGCAAAAGGTGATTTACTAGTTGCTTCCGCTGCAGATGCAGTAGCACGTTTAGGCGTTGGTACAAATGGTCAAGTACTTACAGCAAACTCAGGAGCAACATATGGTCTTGAGTGGTCAGCACCAGCAGCAGTTGGTGTTTTTGGAGAAAGCATTGTATTTGAAGGCGCAACAGCAGATGATTATGAAACAACACTTGCAGTAACAGATCCTACAGCAGATCGTACAATTACACTTCCTAACGTATCAGGTACTGTAATTACAACTGGTGATTCTGGCACAGTAACTAGCACAATGATTGAAAATGGAACTATTGTTGATGCAGACATTAACGCTTCAGCAGCGATTGCTGCTAGTAAGATTTCTGGAACAGCCGTAACTCAGGCTGACTCAGGAACAGTTACATCCACAATGATTGCTAATGACACAATTGTAGATGCAGATATTAATTCTGCTGCAGCAATTGCACAGTCTAAGATTTCAGGTCTTACTACTGATCTTGGAAACAAGGCTTCAGCATCAGATCTTACAACACACACAGGCGCTTCAACAGGAGTACACGGTGTAACTGGTTCAGTAGTTGGAACAACTGATACACAAACACTTTCAAGCAAGACTCTTACAAGCCCAGTAGTTTCAGGACTTTCACTTTCAGATTCAAGCATTGTTTTTGAAGGTTCATCAGCAGACGATAGTGAAACAACTCTTACAGTAACAAACCCTACAGCAGATCGCACTATTACTTTGCCAGATGCTACAGGTACTGTTGCTCTTACAAACAATAAGTTGGATGCTTTTGCAGCAACAACTTCATCAGAACTTCGTACAGTAATCTCTGACGAGACTGGTACTGGAGCACTTGTTTTTGCTGATACCCCAACACTTGTAACGCCAAACATTGGTGCTGCGACTGGTACATCTTTGGTTCTTTCAGGGGACCTAACAGTTAACGGTACAACAACTACAATTAACTCAACAGAAATTACAATTGATGACAAGAACCTTGTTCTTGGTGCAGTAACATCTCCAACAGATGCAGGCGCTGACGGTGGCGGTCTTACTCTTAAAGGTGCTACAGACAAGACTTTTAACTGGGTAGATGCAACTGATTCTTGGACATCTTCCGAACATCTTGATCTTGCTTCTAGCAAAGTATTAAAGATTAATGGAACTCAAGTTCTATCAGCAACAGAGTACACAGGAAATGCTGCAACAGTAACAAATGGTGTTTATACATCAAGTAAGATTTCAGCACTGGCTGCAACAACATCTGCAGAACTTGCAGGAGTTATATCTGACGAAACAGGAACTGATGCTCTAGTATTTGCTAATACACCAACTCTTGTTACTCCAGTACTTGGTGCAGCAACTGCGACAAGCATTGCTTTTGCAGATGCCCTTATGGGTTCTGCTCTTGCTACCGCTTCAGCCTCAGCAACTACAATTGACTCTTGGTCAGCAACAACATACTCAAGCGCTAAATATATCGTACAAATGAAAAAGGGTAATGATATTGAAGTAATTGAAGTACTTGTTACAGTTGATGGCAATAATAGTGTTTACTTAACAGAGTATGCAGACGTAATTAGTAATACTGAACTAGGAACTACTAACGCTGTTTACAGTGGTGGAAACGTTCTCCTTCAGGTAACTGGTGCATCAGCAGATACCGCTGTTAAAGTACACAAAATTTATATTGAAGCATAATTAGAATAGAGGTCGGAAGTGGCAACTACTAATAGAGATTTTAAAGTAAAGCATGGGCTAGACGTAACCCAAGGCGGTACTTTTGGAGGAACTGTTACAGTTGCCACTCCTACTGAAAACACACATGCAGCAACAAAACTGTATGTAGATACTGCAGTAGGATCACCACAAATTCCAGTTAGTGCAACAGCGCCAGTTTCTCCAGACAATGGAGATTTATGGTTTGATACATTAACAGAGCGTGTACATGTTTACTATAGTAATCAATGGCTTCCAATTGCAACACTTGAAGATGCAGAAACACTACAAGATCATATTCACGATACATCTATTGATGGCTCTGGTTTAGTTGTTAGTACCTTTATTAGTGGTGGAGCATATAACGAACCAGGGGTTCTTGTAAGTGCAGGGTTTTACAATACATCAGAATTTGAAGCAACTTTTGATGGTGGATTTTCAACAGATAACTTTAACTAATTATCTGTTATAATATAACTAAGTATAAGGAGTCGTAAATGGCAACAAGAATGCAACAGCGCAGAGGAACTGCCTCACAATGGACTTCTGCAAATCCAGTACTAAATGCTGGCGAAATGGGTTGGGAATCAGATACTAATAAATTTAAAATTGGTGATGGAACAAACCATTGGGCAGACTTAGACTATTTTGCTGACACTAACTCTACAGTTAATCCTTCTTTTGGTACAAGTATTGTTTTTGAAGGTGCTACCGCTGACTCTTACGAAACTACACTACAGGTAACAGATCCAACCGCTGATCGCACTATAACATTCCCAGATAATACAGGTACTGTAATTACAACTGGGAACCTTCATAACATTACTGAGTTTGGAGTACTTACTTCATCAATCGTAATGGAAGGTTCTACAGCAAACAACTTTGAACTTACTCTTTCAGCAGGAGACCCAACCGCTGACCGTACTATAACATTTCCTGATGCCACTGGAACTGTAGCGCTTACAAGTGACATTGCAGTAACAGCATCATCAACAAATACATTTACGAATAAATCAATTTCATTAGCAACAAATACCGTAAGTGGCACAAAGGCTGAATTTAATACAGCAATGTCTGATGCAGATTTTGCTACTATTGATGGGACTGAGACCCTTACAAACAAAACTCTTACAGCCCCAGTAATTTCGTCTATTACTAATGGCGCTGCCACTCTTACACTGCCAACAAGTACAGGAACAGTTGCTCTTACAACAGATATTCCATCAGGAGTTGTTACAGAAAGTGGAACACAAACACTTACAAACAAAACTTTAACAAGTCCAGCAGTTTCAGGACTTACACTTTCAGATTCTTCAATTGTTATTGAAGGTTCATCAGCAAATGATTTTGAAACAACACTTACAGTTACAGATCCAACCGCAGACCGTACCATCACCCTTCCAGATGTTACAGGAACTGTTGTTACTACTGGCAACTTATCTGCTATTACTTCTGTAGGAACTCTTGCTAGTTTAACTGTTACAGGTGATTTAACTATAAATGGAACAACCACAACAATTAATTCAACCACCCTTACAGTAGACGATAAGAACATTGTGCTTGGTGATGTTGAAACACCTACAGATACAACTGCAGATGGTGGCGGTATAACATTAAAAGGCGCAACAGATAAAACCTTTAACTGGGTAGACGCTACAGACGCTTGGACTTCATCAGAGCACATCAATCTTGCTTCTGGAAAAGCCATTTATCTAAACGGTACGTTAGAAACTGCTGTAGCACAAACTCTTACAAATAAGACAATTGCTCTTGGATCTAACACAGTTTCAGGAACAATTGCAGAATTTAATTCAGCAGTTACTGATCAAGATCTTGCCACCCTTGCAGGAACAGAAACACTTACAAATAAAACCTTAACAAGTCCAATTGTTACTGGCTTAATATTAAACGATTCTTCAATAGTATTTGAAGGATCAACGGCAGACGAGTATGAAACAACTTTAACCATTACAGACCCAACAGCAGATAGAACTATTACTTTTCCAAACCTAAGTGGTACAGTCTCACTTCTTGATGCAACAGAAACATTGTCAAATAAAACACTGTCAAGCGCAACATTAACAGGTTCACTTACAGCAGGCGGAGGAACTGGAACATCAGGACAGGTTCTTAAGTCAACAGGAAGTGGCGTAGAGTGGACAACTCCAGCAGGTGGAGCAGCATTTAGCGAGTTCATGCTAATTGGTGCATAGCCAACTTTAATAAAAACAAAGTACTGAACATCAACTATATCTTTATGGTTGGTGTTTTGTGCTTATTATGACTTTTTTATTTAAAAATTTTGTGCTACAATAAGACAGTACTTTGCAAAACATAAAGTACTTCATTATTTTTATTTGAAAGGTCGTTAAATTATATGTCTGACAGTGTTTTTTCTTTTCGTTTATCAGAAGATTTTGTAACAAAATACGCAGGAGTTTCTGCCCCATTTGGATTTTCTGACGCAGGGTCTAACTCATTAGGAGAGATTACCTTTATTCGTACATACTCTCGTGTTAAAGAAGACGGAACTAAAGAACGTTGGCATGAGGTTTGTCGCCGTGTAATTGAGGGTATGTATTCAGTACAAAAGAATCATGCCAAGGATAACCGTTTACCATGGAATGATAACAAGGCTCAGAAGTCAGCACAAGAAGCATTCCAAAGAATGTTTGAATTAAAGTGGACACCACCAGGTCGTGGTCTTTGGGCATTTGGTACACCTATGACAATGGAAAAGCGTAATTCTGCTTCCCTTCAGAATTGTGCAATGGTTTCTACTCGTGACATTGATCGCAACGACCCTGGCGCATTATTTGCTTGGGTTATGGATGCATTAATGTTAGGTATTGGAGTTGGGTTTGATACTGTCGGAAATGATAAAAACCTTCCTATTTATGCACCCACTGAACCATCAATTACTTATGAAATTCCAGATACTCGTGAAGGGTGGGTTGAATCTGTTAGATATCTTCTAAACTCATTTTTACGTCAAAATCAATCTATTCAAGAATTTGACTACAGCCTAATCAGACCTCTAGGTGCCCCAATTAAGGGCTTTGGAGGCGTTGCAAGCGGTCCACAGCCACTTATGGATCTCCATACACGAATTCGTAATGTTATTGGCTCTAGAGCAGGAGAAACACTTGACTCTCGTGCAATTGTTGATATTGTAAATTTAATTGGTACATGTGTTGTTTCTGGAAATGTTCGTCGTTCTGCTACCCTTGCTCTTGGAGCACCAGGGGATGAAACATTTATTAACTTAAAAAATCCAGAAGTATTTCCAGAACGCAACTCATACGATCCAGAAAAACCAGGATGGGCCTGGATGTCTAACAACTCTATTTCTGCTGAGGTTGGAACTAAATATGAAGATTATGTAGACTTAATTGCAGATAATGGAGAACCAGGATTTATTTGGTTAGATGTTGCTCGTAGTTATGGTCGTCTTGCAGATGCTCCAGACTATAAAGACTCACGCATTATGGGTTTTAATCCTTGTGCAGAACAGCCATTAGAATCATACGAGTTGTGTACATTAGTTGAAGTACATCTTAATCGTCATGAATCAAAAGAAGATTTCTTAAAGACATTAAAATTTGCATACCTTTATGGAAAAACTGTAACGTTAATGCCAACACACTGGCAACAAACAAACGGTATTATGCAACGTAATCGTCGCATTGGAACATCGCTTACTGGTATTGCAGCATTTGCAGATGAACATGGTCTTCCAGTTATTCGTGAGTGGATGGATGAAGGATATAACACAATTCGCAAATATGATCACTCATATTCAGAATGGCTATGTGTTCGTGAATCAGTTCGTGTAACTACCGTTAAACCATCAGGTTCTGTTTCACTACTTTCTGGCGCTACCCCTGGAGTTCACTGGGGTCCTGGAGGAGAGTTTTATCTTCGTGCTATTCGTTTTGGCAATACAGATCCAATGCTTTATTTATTTAAAGCAGCAGGATATAAAATTGAAGATGACGTAGTATCAGCAAACACATCAGTAGTCTACTTCCCAGTTGCATCAGGACATAAACGTTCTGAAAAGCAAGTAAGTTTATTTGAAAAAATTGGTTTGGCTGCAACTGCTCAGAAGTACTGGTCAGATAATGGTGTTTCTGTAACACTGTCTTTTGATAAAGAAGAAGAAAAGAAGTTTGTTGCACCAGCGCTTAATATGTACGAGGGACAGTTAAAGGCAGTCTCATTCCTTCCAATGGGAAATAAAACTTATCCTCAGCAACCTTATACAGAAATTACAAGAGAACAATATAATGCATATGTTGGAACAATTGGCAAGATTGATTGGTCTGCTATTTATGATGGCAAAGATAATTTAGACGCAGAATCTGAGAAGTATTGTTCTACAGATGCCTGCGAAATTAAATTATATTAAGGAATAGATGAAAAAGATATTAACGGTTATCACAACTAGTTTACTAGTTGCTGGTGGTTTTTTATTTATAAACAAAACAGATGATGATTGTATTAATCTCTATGTTGATTATAGTTCTCTAGACAATGGAACAAAAATAACAAAGTGTATAGATATGCCAAACAATACAGTTGCGCTAGAGGTTTTAAAAAAGGCTAATCTTGAAATAGAAGGCACTAAGAAATATGGTCTGGCCGTTGTTTGTAGAGTTAATGGTTTGCCAAACAAAAAGGCAGAATCTTGTGAATCAATGCCACCAGAGAAGACATACTGGGCAATTATTATTAAAGAAAAGAAATTAATTCCTTTCCCTAAAAGCGAGTGGGGTTGGGGACAACTTGCAATAGATCAACAACTTTTGAGTCCAGGGGATTCAATAGGTTTGGTTTGGGCTAATAATGGAAAAGTGGTATTCCCATGAAACTATTAGATAAACATGTAGATCAAAAATCTTATTACAAAGTAATTGTTCAGTTTGCACTGACCTTGCTTTGTTTACATATAGCCAATATTAAAACAATAGACATTTGGCGTTCTTTAACAGGGCACTAATGGTACATCTAACTCGCATTTATACGAAGACTGGGGATGATGGTCAGACATCAACTGCTACTAATGAGCGAATAGATAAGAGTAGCAATTTGATTGAAGCAATTGGTGCAATAGATGAGGCTAACTCTGCTATTGGAATGGCGACGGAATATCATAATGACATTATAGATAGAATACAAAGTGACCTGTTTGACCTAGGTGCAGAACTTTCTGGTGCCCCAACAATAACAATATCAGAAGACAGGATTATATATTTAGAAAATATAATTGATGACTATAACCAATATCTTGAGCCACTTCATTCTTTTGTTTTGCCTACAGGCCCACTACACAATGCAAGAACAGTTGTAAGAAGGGCAGAGCGTGAGGCTTGGAAAGTAGAAGGTTTAAATGTAAATATTGCAAAGTATTTAAACAGGCTCTCAGATTTACTATTCGTAATGGCAAGATATCATAACAAGGGCAATGAAAAGTTATGGATTCCCAGAAATTAATCTTTACCCTGCTATAATAGGGGAATAGGAGAAAAATGTCTAATCCATCAAACTTATATGCAGAAAAGATATACTCAGAGCATCCAGTTGTTCTATGGGCATTAGACGATCAACTTGACTATATTGGATTAATCTCTGAGGCACAAAGAAATCTTGCAGGTTTATGGACACCAACAAGTGCTACTCTTGCAACATCTTTTGATGATTTAAAAGAGCCATTTCCTAATAGCGTTTTAACAAGGGCTAGACTTAATGTTCCAGTATCAGAAACCCTTGAAGCATCAGTAGTTAGTCCTGATATATTAAATCTTAATACAATTCAGGATCTTGGAACATTTACAGTTGGATCATATTTTTATTCAAACAGTGTGTTTCTGCAAACAGTTTCAATAGAT